TAATATTAAGCAATGCTTCTTTTGTATTCATATCCTGTTCAACAGCCTCAGCGTAATCAGTTCTGCTTTTTACAGAAAATGGGTCTTGTGCAAAAGCGCTTATATCATAAGATTTATTAGACATACCATTAACAACAATATCTACAAACTTAGCTATAACAGCAACAGGTTTCCAATCTAAATTAAGATATGATAAATCACCATTAATAGATAATTCATCTTTGTATTTTTGTACAGGCTGTTCACCTCTTGCGTATAATCTAAGTGAATGAAAATTATTCCAATTTGTTAAGTATCTATTACCTCCAGATCTACCCTGGTTAAACCACTCTTGTTCAATAGCTTGAGAAACTTGTAAGCCATAATCCCTACTTGCTTTTATCTCATTGCTAACAACTTGGCTAGGAAATGCACTATTAGTGTTTGTGTATATTTTCATTTATTTTATTATTTTAGACATAGAACCTCTATTGTCGAATCTTTTAATTCCTAAATCATAAACTTTTCTTTGTACAGGACTAACTGGTGCATACAAATTTTTATTGCAAGCCATTATTGCTAGACCAGAACTTATAGAAGCATCGTGCTTTGTTCTATTATTTATATTAAACTTAGCCCAATCCTCTAATGTTCTTTGAAAGTACATATCACCATAACCAGCTTCATTGTGACCAACGCATGTTTCTATATATGTTTCTATAGCGGCTGCGTGCGCTTGTTTTATATCTTCACTTGAATTTGGTATACCGCCAATTTCTCTTTCAGTTATTGATAACTTATTATATTTTTTATCAGGTCTGTTCATTGAATAACCGCGATAACCTCTTCTTTTGAAATGATATAATAATCGAGGCTTATTATTTTCAGCAAGTATTGGCATACCATAAAATATACAAGCCATCAGTACATCTTCGAAAAACATTTCAGCTGTTTGAGGCCTAGCTATGTATTCTAAAAAAAATCTATTAGGCGGTACATCTTCCATACTAAACTTAGTTAGTCCGTGTAATGCGCCATTAGAACCTCTATTTCCAACAGTACCTGATATATCATAACTATCACAACCAAAAGCACCGCAATGTTCATTGCCTGGATATTTTATGCTACCTTTTATTACTATTCTGTTTTGTAAATTAACTGGCGGTACCCAAGTAATTTTAAATCTACCATTTTTATTTGGCATAAATAAAACCTTTGAATCTTTAACACCGTTTTCCCATTGAAAACTACCAGTTGTTACTATTGAGCTGTTTCTAAGATCTTCATTATAATCTATTTGCTCATATATTTTAGTTAGATTAAATAAAGATTGTTTTGTTTCATCTCTAAAAGCATGCTGCTCTGTTCTTGGAAACTGTCTGTAATATTCATTTAATCCATCTTGATCGCTTTTTAAACCATCAACTTCATTTTGCCAATACTCAATTACTCCTTGATCTATTGGATCCCCTTGCGGACCTTCAATTGCTTTTTTTGGAGTGTTGAATACAGGAAATCCATAAGAATCAATGTATCCTTCGTAGTTCCATTCCATAGGTATGAACAAACTATAGAGTCCTGAACGAGTCTGTCCATTGGCGTTTCTCTTTTCAACGTCTGAATCATAATACAATTTTTTAAAGTTTTCACCACCTTTATCTAAAGCATTTGATGTTGAACCCATCATACACTTACCAATAATTCTAGAACCTAATCTTAAACAGGTTTTTGTAACTCTCCAGTTATTTAATATATTTGTAGGTTTTTCCCACTTACCACTTTCATCGTGTACTAATAGTTTTAGTTTTTCACCGTCGTACGAGTTGTCGCCGGTGTTCTTCCAGTCGATCGTTGTGTCGAGCCCGGAGATTTCCTGGAGTTTCTCGTTTGTGTCGAGTTTTTTACGCGTAAACTTCGATGCTGGGACCCTGTAGGCAAGCTCGGTCTTCGGCCTGTCCATACCGTCCTGGATTGGTTTGAAGAAGAAAGGAAAATTGACCGATATTGGTACCACTTTATCTGTAAACATCTTCTTAGCGTCGGGCCCTGATTTGGATAAAATTCCAAACCTCGAGTCTGTGGAAATCGTGGCCTGATTAACGGTCTCGCCTGAGGCCATGAACGAGAATCCAGAACGTCTGTTCTTAAGATAACACATTCCATAGCAGCGCGAGTCTGCCTTGCACGCCTCCCAAAAGATATAGAATAATCTATTTGATTCGCGAAAGTCTGGCTGCCCAACATCAATCTTGGACCACTGCAAGTACATGTAGTGAGTACCAGTAATGTAAGTAGACTTACCTTTGTTATAAAACCAAAAACCTTCTTCACGCCTCTTAAATTCTTTATCGATGTAGTCATACCATTTTTCTTTAAATTCAACAGGGTGTTCATCCCAATCAAAAACTGATTTTATTTTTTTTAATTCTTTAGGATATTCTGTATATAACCATTTGTCATCTTTAAATGACACTACTTCGCGTTCTTTAGGTAAAGCAATCTTTACTCCTTGAATATCATATACATCTCCAATCTGACCAGTATGACCTATAACAACAACATCGTGTTCTTTATTATATCCATATTCCCATTTCTTATACCTATTTAATCTATTAATTACTTTAGGTTTAATGTGCTTATCGAGCACTCTATATAAAGTCTGCTCGTACATTATGATCTGGATCTTCCTTCTGCAAAACCTTTAAAAGCTTTTTCTTCTTTAACTTCTTTTGGTTTTTCATTTAACATTTGCTCTTCAGCCTCTATTCTGGTAAGTATTTCAAATGCATCAAATATTGCTAGTTTTTTTGTAGCTGCTGCATTTTTTAATCTGTCAGCAGTTATATCATCACCAGAATCAACAATAGCTTCTTTTGCTACCTTAATTAATTCCTCAACTGCTTTTTGCCCAGCTAGGATTATATTCTTCTTCGTCTCCTTGGTGTTCATATTTAATTACAATATCATTAGATTTCATACAATAAACTCTTTGCTTATCTACGATAAAATCCCATTCACTGTTCGGCGTAAACCCTACAACATCTCCTGGGACTATTTTAAGCGCTTCTAAGGACTTATTACCGTATTTTAATATACCAATAAGCTTTTGCTCTTTATCAAGCTTTATAGAGTCTTTATTTTTTAAAGGCATTACAAAACACCTGTCACCAAATGATTTCCAACCCTCTGTGTTTTTATACAAATATATTTGATCAATAGCACAAAAATATAAATCATCTTGAAAATATGATCTACTATTTTTCTTTATACCTTTCATATCGTAAAACACCCTAAAAACATTATGATGTATTAATATGGTATCACCTACTTTTATATTTGTTTTAAAAGCTTTAGGTGTGGCCACAACAATTGCTAAGTTGTTTACAGATTTAAAGCTTTCTATTTTAGTATTTAAAACTAAACTTTTATCACCTACTTTTATTTCATTATCATATCTATCACCTAGTGGTTTAATGATAAAATCATATAAGCTTCTCATTAATATTCTAAATCATACTCAACGGATATTGCCATGTTAGAGTTAAATTTCTTCCACGGCATTACCTCGTCTCCTTTTTTTATAAATATGCTGTAAGAGTTTGATTTCGGATCATGTAAAATATCTGCTATTATGTGTCCTCCGTAAACTTGCTGGCCTACAGAGTAATGCATTGCATCATTTTTATAATCAGAACCTATACTTATTTTTCTTACAATAGAATCCATTACACTGGCTTTAGCTCAGCAGTTTCTTCTTCTTGTTTTTCGAACAAAGTAAAGCTACCATCTTTCATATCAATATTAATATCACCGTATTCTTCTTGTAAAGCGCTTTTAATATTTTCTAATTCTTTTTGAGCTTCATTTTGATGAAATAATAATCCCTGTTTTTGAGCTTCAACACTACCTATTTGAGCAAGAATATTAAAAATTTTCTCTTGGCTTGCCTTAATAGATTGTAATTCTTCTTCCGTAATTTTAGTTGCTTTTGACATTTTATTTAATTTAATTGTTATATACTTATATAGTTACGTGTATTATAAATATTTACCTTAATTTTATTATACAGGTAAGTCTTCGTATGCATCTGCATAATCAGCTGGTAGATATGATTCCATATCACTTACTTGTTCAGCACTACATTCACTTTTATAAAAGTCGTTTGCTAGTAACCAAGTAAAATGATCTTTAATACATTGCAATTGCTCAGCGGATGTTTCTTCATCTGCAGCATCTGCTAGTTGACCATCAACTTGATTTACAATAACAGCCTTGTGACTATCCGGTGTGTTCTCTGATGTAATTACGTTTTTGTACATTTTTATTTATTTATTGTTTTAATAATTCTATTTCTTCTTTTAATTCTTTTATTGCTTGCACAAGTACTGGTACAAGTTTTCCATAGCTTAATTCAAGTTTGTCAGGGTTTTCGTCATATACTAATCTTAAAGTATCGTTATCTAATTCTTTAACCTCTTGAGCTATAAATCCAAAATCTTTTTTACCTTTATTAGATGAGTAAAATTCTTCTCCATCTGCATTAGTTTCCGCTCTATTGTCCCATACAAATTCTCTTGGTTGTAAAGCATCAATGAAAGCAAGTCCGTAACCTAAGTCTTTTATTTCTGTTTTATCTCTTTCATCGGAAAGTGAAGTAATAGAAGTAACAGCACAACGTAAAGTGGCAACAGATGAGTTACCTAAAGTTATTTCGTTTGAAACAGTAGAGCTACTTTCTTGAGCATTGTATCCAATATTTGTTATATTGCTTCCCGTAGAATTTCCACCAGTACTCGCTCCAATACTAGTTCTATAAAAACTATCCGTAACAGTAGCATCAGCTTGATAACCAACAGCAGTATTGTGAGGATTGCCTAATTGATTCAGAGCTTTCATAGCTTCAAACCCTACCGCTGTATTTCTACCTTCGCTTGTAGAAGCCATCAAAGCACCCGCTCCAATAGCTACGTTTTTTTCACCATCAGTTTGTACAAGTAATGCTTGGTATCCTATTGCTACGTTATTAGACCCTGTTGTAACGGCTGTACCAGCTTTAAAACCTACTGCGACATTGTTGCTTTTTGTTCCAAACCCTTTTAATGCTTCCGAACCAATAGCAATATTGTAATTACTTGAACCGCTAGGAGACTGTAAAGCTAAATAACCCATTGCCACATTACCAATTCCATTATGACCAAAACCACCACCAAAAGCACCTCGACCAACAGTTGTATTTTGTGAACCAGTAGCTGTATAACCAGCATCATAACCAATATTAACACTATCACCGCCAGTTGTATTAGAATAACCAGCTCGATAACCTAAATTAGTATTACCAAAACCAGATGTGTTTGAGTAACCCGATTGATAACCTATAGATATATGACTCGCTGCAGTATTAACTCTAGCTGATTCATAGCTAATATGAATTGAATTTGAACTTGTAGCAGAATATGCAGCTTGATTTCCTATTGCAACAACATTAGACGTATTACTATTTTGTAAAGCCGATGCACCAACCGCAACATTTCCAATCCCCGATGTAATTGTTTTAGCTGCTTGCCAACCAATACCTACATTATTATCACCATCAGTAATAGCTTCAAGTGCATTATACCCTAATGACGTATTGTAATAAGCAGTAGCTGATACACTTGCGGGGACATTACCAATAAATTGTGATTCTTGTGCTGTAACTAAACAATCACTCAATCCATTTAAGTCAGAAGCACCACCACCTCCAGCGGCAGCTAAAACAATTCCTCCAGAAGAGCTTGAATATTGTAGTACATGTCCGTCTGTGGTTCCAAGACCTGGTATTCTTAAAAGGGTTATATTTGAATTACCTAAAGTTATTTGATTTGAAGCATTTAAAGCTGATGGTTGAGCATTATACCCAATGCTTATATTATT